CAGAGAGTAATCTCTGTTAGAGGGCGACTTGCGTCCACAGCTATAAACCCGCTGTGTCGTGAGAACCCCTTGTCGTACAACCTCCACTTTTCTCCGCCTAATCACTTGATTGGTTAGGTTAGTCGAGAAACCACTATCATATATATAGCCTTATTAAGGCGTAGATATAGAGGACAGCGTTATCGAAATGAAATGTGTAAAGAGTCATTTAAACCTTGATACTAAACTGTTGTTTAGCGAACAAATAAACTAAGCAACTATAGGAAGAATAAAGGAAGTGAGTGAAAGAATAAGCATTTCTACGTCTCAGATTTGGCTTTATAACCCAAACTGACACCGTATATTTATGAGTAACCAAGGTAACTATATATATAGATGGCTGAAAGGTACTAAGAGTCTGAGAATTGGCTCCGATAGCAATATCGTTAAATTGTTAAAGATTGTGGTTCGATCCGCACCCAACCCTACTAATGTAACAAAATTAGAGGTTAGGCTGAACCGAAGGGGATTAAAACACCCAACGGAGGCTATGTCGGATATTCTTATGACTATCTTCAATAATTTTAATACTTCATCAACATACAAGTTAATTAGTGACAAACTAATTAAAAGGTACTTGAGTTTAGTACTTTGATTATACGGGATTGAAAATAAGAAACCCTTTTCCGATTTATTAGAAACTGTATTCCAGTGACGTACTGCTTGTGGATGGGAGTGAACTATATATAGATTGAAATATATCCATATAAAGACTCTCCAATCTTTAGCAAAACAACCTGGAGTACACGTTCCTAATAACGAACAAAGGTTAGCTCTAAGTAGAGATGGTATTCCTAAATGTATCCCACATTCTATCCGGATCCAAATCCGAGATGGTAATGTTAAGATAATTCAGGCTTTACTATCTTTACTTACTGTATATAGGGTAATTCCTCTGAAAGGTAAATTAAAACTGTCTACAATTGTTGCTCCGTTTAGTGGTCTTTCAACTACTCTACAGTATCAACGATTGCAGTATGTTCATGATTTATTCCCTAAGGTCGCAAGACCTCAGGGCCTTTTAGATTTGTTACCTTTACGTACAGCCGGTCCAAATGGTAAACCTTCAATCATGTCAGCACCGTTAGACGCGAAAGCGCTAACGGCAGCAAATGCTTCTCCTTTACTTTACAGTATGCAACAGATATCAAACTACTTTGAATCCGGTATATACCGGACTCTCATTAGAGAGATATCAGTTGTGAAGGATTGAATTGTAACTAAACCCGATCTTAAAATCGGTAAGTTATCATTCAAACCTGAACCTGCAGGTAAAGTAAGAGTATTCGCTATGCTTGACGTGTGATCTCAGAGTATACTTGAGCCGATTCACAAACATATGTTCGATATTCTTAAAAGGATACCGAACGATGGTTGTTGAGATCAGCAAAAGCCTCTTAAGAAGTTAATGGCGAAGGGGTTGAAAGATTTATATTCTTTCGATCTCTCCGCAGCTACCGATAGATTACCAATAGATCTCCAAGTACAAGTTTTATCTTTGATTTATAACCAAAGTTTAGCTAGTGATTGGAAGTGTATCTTAGTTAATCGTCCTTATGCCGTTTCCTTAAGTGATTTAAAGAAATACAGTAGTGATATTGTATTTCCTAAGTCATCTTTAGTAAACGGAAAGTATTTTAAACTATGATATAGTGTTGGTCAACCTATGGGTGCATTATCCTCTTGAGGGGTCTTCTCTGTCTCTCATCATTACATCCTTCAGTATTGTGCTCGACAAGCTGGTTTCACAACCTGATTTGACGATTACGCTTTATTGGGAGATGACATTGTCATTGGAAATAAGGATGTAGCTGATATTTATTATTACACTATGACGGAAGTCTTAGGTGTGGAAATAAATAAAGCTAAATCTATTATTTCAACCAATGGTTTTGCAGAATTTGCTAAGAAATTCGTTTCACCCACTGTAGATTATACTCCTGTAGGAGCTAAGAATATTGCTCAAAGTCTTAAAACCTTTGCGCATTTCCCTAGCCTTTTACGTGATTATATTTCGAAAAGTGGATTAGTAGACAATGCAAAAGTGAGAACTCTTCTAGATACTTTAGGATATAATATATCCTTAGTATCAAAGAAGAATTTAACTTCATTATTATACGTGTTAATAGGACCTTTCGGTTTTATTAATACGGGACCCATCAGCTTTAAGTCTGTTTATGAACAAACTGGAGTTGAGCTAAGTCCATATGATATGAAGTTAAGGCAAATTGGATATGCATTGGATCACTTAATACCTTTTGTAAAAGATGTATTAAGGGAGCAGTGAGAAAGTGATCAGGAGAAAGCTATAGAGAAATCTAAAGTGATTCTAAGAGAAACTTTCTCATATAACCAGGTTAAGGGATTCTTAAATATTAAAGTCTCTCCTAATTTAATGGCTATAGTCCCGTATGGAACTATTCCATCTATTAATTTGTTACTCTCGCAAAGAAGTTTAAAACTTACTATGTTAGAGCGGCATCTTGATAGATTATTAGAAGAGACTCCTTATATAAGTTTCCCTTATTCCCTTCCTTTCGTTGAAGGGTGTCAGTATATGATACAAAATATCAAACAACCGATACCTGAAGTTTCATTAATAGCTAAACCTAGGGTTGAAAGACCTAAGTTTAGATATACTAATTATAACTTCTTCAAGAAAGTTAGAGAACGTTTGTTAACCTTTGTAAAGGAGAATAAGGTTTCTTACACTGATTAGTGTAAGGCTCTCTTAAAATATAAATTTAGAGGGCTAGAGTTAATCACAGAAATCCTGTCTACTCAAGGGGCTTATACTCCTTAAGTATAACGGTTCCAACGAAAGTTGGAAGGGGATCACGG